GGGCTTACTTTTGAAAAAATAAACCCCGAAGTCCAATTTTACTGGGCTTCGGGGAAGATATTTATGCTCTTTTGAGTTTTACCGGACAGCAATAATTCAAAATCTTCTCTAAAGAAGACCAATCCAATGCTCTCGGTAGTTTGCTCTCTCCTCGGTCTATTTTGACAAGATCAAAGAGAGGGCGGTCAATCAGTCCTTCACGAAAAGCCAAACGGCATACCTTCTTTACAGCCAAAGTCATCTTGCGATAGTAACTCTGAGAATGACCATGTCTACCGACACTATATTGATGCAAGCCGTCCAAGAAGTCCTCGGTTAATTGCCCAAAAGTAATGTCGTTTGTGTGGTATCGCTCTTGGATAAAGACTTGCAGGTGCTTCTTGATCATATAGTAGACCGAGTGCCAGCGTTTCGAAATCTCCACCCCGACAAGTTTCTTCTCTTCTTCCACCATTTGGTCGTATCGCTGTAAGAACGTAGTGCGGTTCTGCATTGAGCCTTGAAACTGCTCCTTGATCTCTTTGGCAGAAAACTCAATTCCTCTATCACATAGAGTTTGATACGCTCTCTGTACGGAAAGGAGCAACTGCTCCAACTTTGCATTGGTAGTTACTGCTTCACGACTTTTGCCGTTTAGGCGGCTCTCTCGAGTATTCCACAACTTAGGATTACAAGAGAGTTTACTGCTAAACTGAGCCATCGTGCGATTGTAGGTTATTCGCCCCATAATTGGAGCTTGTCCCGACTTATCCAAACCGCTCTTTTTGAGGTAGAGCAACACCTTCATTTTGTCTTTCTGCATACGCTTCTATTTTATGGGCAAAGTTACCCAGTTTTGAAGCGTTTTCAGGTATGCAAAACATTGTGATTCAGCGCATAAACACCGTAATGACAGATGCCGTTACCATTGTGCTTATTGCTTTCTGTTACCTGTCATCGTTTGCTTGTATTTGGATAACGATTTGGTAACGCATCTTCTGCACAAATCCACGTTTTCTGCACTTTCCATGCCAAAGCAGTTCACGGCAAAAAAACGTGTTTCTCTCATATTCTCAACCACTTACCATCAATCTACATAAATCCACCTTTTTCTTGCAGTTGTCCTTATTAAAAAATATTGCTGTCCGGTAAAACTTTTTCAAACAAAATAAATTAGGGCTGACACTTTTCACGAAGTGTCAGTCCTTTTGATTGTACGCTCGGCATGAGCATTTTCTAACGGGTGGAAGTCCCGAGTAATCCCTAATAGCGGGAATTACATAGCCAAGAGCAAGGGTGTTCATCGTGAGGTGAAATCTGGAGGAAGCTGTCGGCAAACATCTGACCTAACGAACAGAAACTTCATACAAGGCATATAACCATGGGCAAGGTTGCACTACAAACCAAAGCCCGATAGCTATTCGGAATGGTTGGTGGAGTTTCCTTGAGCTTAGCGAAAAAATGAAGTAGGTATAAGATGGAAAGATAATGTTCTTATCCGAGGAGGTCTCACGGACGTTTCAAATAGTTTTTTTACGAAAGAAGCGGAGTAAAGCTTGCCGTGAGAAGTCAGCAGACGCCATAGTAGTGGAGTACTCGATAACGCTCCATGAAGGGCTGAACCTATATATTAAGCGATAGTAATTGAAACATACCTTATGAAGGAAAGAATGCAGAAAACATTATCCCAAGTTAATGGCTGTCCCCAAAGAGATAGGTCGGAAACCGAATGGTATGGGGGAGTGCAGACCTTCATGTGGATGTGTGAAGACAACATCGTGGAAGTACCATTTGACAAGGAACACCTTCTTGAGCAAATCCTTAGCCCTGTAAATCTCAACCGAGCCTACAAGGCTGTTATGAGAAACAAGGGATGTGGTGGTATTGACAAGATGTGGTGTGAGCAGCTGCTCCCATGGCTCTTAACCAATAAGGATGTGCTCATCTGTTCCTTGATTGACGGTTCTTATCGTCCGAACCCAGTCAAGAGGGTAGAGATACCCAAAGACAACGGCAAGATGCGCCTTTTGGGCATACCTACAGTAGTAGACCGTTTGGTGCAACAAGCCATTAACCAAGTACTGACTCCTATTTATGAGAACCAATTCTCCGAGACAAGCTACGGCTTCCGTCCGAGAAGAGGCTGCCATGACGCACTTCGTGGAGCGCAGAGGATAATCAACGAAGGCTACATTTATGTAGTTGACCTTGACCTCGAACGTTTCTTCGACACTGTGAGCCATAGTAAACTCATAGAAATTCTCAGCCGTACGATAAAAGACGGCAGAGTGGTCAGTCTTATACACAAGTATCTTCGAAGCGGTGTAATGAACAAAGGATTGTTTGAAGCGAGCGAAGAAGGAACTCCCCAAGGAGGACCGCTAAGTCCGTTGTTGAGTAACATCATGCTCAACGAATTGGACAAAGAACTCGAACGCAGAGGGCTTCCCTTTGTACGCTATGCCGATGACTCGATGATATTCTGTAAGTCCAAAAGGGCTGCAATGCGAGTGAAGGAGTCTATAACCCGATTTATAGAGAATACTCTATATCTCAAAGTCAACAAGGAAAAGACCGTAGTGTCGTATGTGCGAGGAATGAAATACCTCGGCTACTCCTTTTATGTGATGAAAGGTAAATGCCAACTCACGGTGCATTCTAAGTCCAAAGCCAAGATGAAGTCAAAGCTAAAAGAATTGACAAGTCGCAGTAATGGATGGGGATACGCCAAGAGAAAGCAAAAACTGAAAGAATACATACAAGGTTGGGTCGGTTATTATCACCTTGCCAATATGAAACGTTTCTTGCTTGAAACAGACGAATGGTTAAGACGTAGAATACGCATGTGTATATGGAAGGCTTGGAAGAAAGTCAGGACAAAAGTGGTAAACCTCATTAGATGTGGTATCAATCAATACAAAGCATACGAATGGGGTAATACTCGCAAGGGTTATTGGCGAATAGCTGATAGTCCTATATTAACAAGGGCGATAGATAACAATAGACTACGCTCAGCTGGGTATGCAACTTTAATGGGGTCGTATCTCGAATGGCACCCAAAATAGGAACCGCCGTATGCGGAACCGCATGTACGGTGGTGTGAGAGGTCGGTGAACACGAAAGTAGGAAATAAACACCTATGATTAGTGTTTACCTCCTACTCGATTATCTTTGTTTTGCTAAAAAATATATAACCATGAGCAACTAATCCTTGAAAATGAAGAAATATCGAAGTTGGTGTAAACTGACTGATAATGAGCAGAAAACGGAATAATTTGCATAGAAGTGCTCTTTTCAAAAAGAGTTATAATATGCAGATTTAGGCAGAAGTTCAGTTACCAGAGCGTTACCCGAATTCGTCATAGGTAACGATGGAGCAATGTTCGGTAACTGAATTATTTTCGCTCGTGTGGCTGTTGCTGCGGTTGGCAGTTTTCTGCATAAGAGAGGAACGCTTTGAAATTGGTAATTTTGCCACAAAACATCAAAGCGTATGAAAACAGAAAAAATGAAGGTGTTGCTCTACCTCAAAAAGAGCGGTCTGGACAAGTCGGGTAAAGCACCGATTATGGGACGGATAACCATTGGGCGTTCCATTGCACAGTTCAGTTGCAAGCTCTCCTGCAATCCTGACTTGTGGAATCCACGTGAGAGCAGAATGGACGGAAAAAGTCGTGAGGCGGTGGAAGTGAATGGCAGTTTGGAGAACTTGCTGCTGTCCATTCAGTCAGCCTATCAGTCTTTGCTTGCAAGAGGTTGCCCATTTGACGCAACCGATGTGAAGGAACTGTTTCAAGGCAGTGTGCAGACACGGTGCATGCTCATCGAAAGGCTTGATATGCTCATAAAAGAGAAAGAAAGTCATATCGGTATAGACCTCAGAAAAGAGTCAATGGCAAGCTATCACTCCACGAGAATCCACTTGCAGGAGTTCATCCAAAAGAAGTATAAGGTTTCTGACTTAGCTTTCTCACAACTGACAGAGAACTTCATCCATGAGTTTCAGCAGTACTTCTTAGGGGAGTGTGGATTTCAAGAAAGCTCATTCTACAATGTCGCCACCCATTTGAAAACGGTATGCAGGCTGGCTTACCGTGAGGGGTTGGCAGATGTACTACTTTTCGACAAAGTCAAAATCAACAAGGGTAACAAGAAACTCCCCAAAGCACTTGACAGAAGAGCATTTGAGAAGTTAAAGACTCTTCAATTTGAGGACTTGGAGGAGGAAATGGAAACGGCAAGGGATATTTTCCTCTTTGCCTGTTATACAGGTGCTGCTTATTGTGATTTGATGGGACTTGGCAAGAAGCATCTTTTCCGTGATGACGAGGGAAGTTTATGGTTAAAGTTCAACCGCCACAAGACAGGTGTACTATGCCGTATCAAACTGCTGCCCCAAGCCATAAGGCTGATGGAGAAGCTCCACAGCAATGAAAGGGAAACATTGCTCCCCTATATCAAGTACAAGAACTATCAGACCTGTTTGAAAGCCCTGCGGCTTCGTGCTGGTATCCCGTTTCCCTTTACCACGCATACGGCAAGACACACCTTTGCTACGCTCATCACGCTTGAACAAGGAGTTCCGATTGAAACTGTGAGCAAGATGCTCGGACATAGCAACGTAAGTATGACCGAGCGTTATGCAAAGGTTACACCCCAAAAACTCTTTGAGGAGTTTAATCGTTTTCTTTCTTTCACGGAGGATATGCAGATGAGTATTTAGCAATAGACATATTAAAATTAAAATCATTATGAGAAGTACATTCAAGATACTGTTCTATATCAACAGACAGAAAACTAAGACAGACGGCAATACCGCCATTCTCTGCCGTATCACCATCGATGGAAAGAGCACAGCCATTACCACAGGTGAAGAGTGCAATCCCTCCGGGTGGAACAGCAAACAGGGGTTGACGACTGACAGGAAGACCAATCAAAGAATCAGCGAGTTCAGGGAATTGGTAGAGAAAACCTATCGGGACATACTGACGAGGGAAGGAGTGGTAAGTGTGGAACTTATCAAGAACAATTTGCAAGGCATTGCCACTAACCCCACCACGCTCCTTGCAATGAGCAAGGCGGAACTGCAAGCCGTCAAGGAAAGCGTTGGAAAGTCAAGGGCAGAGGGGACTTATCTGAACCTTTACTATTCTGATAAAAATCTCCGAGAATTTATCGAAAACAAAGGAGTACAAGACATATCTACCGCCACCATTACGGAGAGTTTGTTCGAGGAATACCGTTTCTTCCTGAAAAAGCGTGGGCTGAAAGCATCGACTGTCAATACCAATCTCTGTTGGCTGAGCCGTTTGATGTTCCGTGCGGTAAGTCAGCGCATCATTCGCTATAACCCATTTGAGCATGCAGAATATGAAAAGGTGGAAAAGGCTATCCGTTTTCTTAGTAAGAGTGATGTGAAAAAACTGATGGCTATGAAGATATGTGATAGTGATGCCGAGCTTGCCAGACGGATGTTCATCTTCTCCTGCTTCACAGGTTTAGCCATTGCGGATATGGAACGCTTAAAGTTTGGGCATATCAAGAGTGCAGCGGACGGGCAGATGTATATAAGAAAGGAGCGTCAGAAGACCAAAGTGGAGTTTATTGTGCCGTTACACCCTATTGCCAAGACGATTATCGAACAGCAGAGAAAGATACAGACGATGAAAGAAGAAGACAATAACACGGATATGGATAATCGTCTTATCTTTCAATCCTGTTGCAGCAGAAATGTGTTGGCTAAACAGTTAAGCATCGTAGGTAAGGCTTGCGATATCAAGCAACGCCTGTCCTATCATATGGCAAGACATACCTTCGGAACGATGTGCCTAAGTGCAGGTATTCCCATTGAGAGCATTGCCAAGATGATGGGACACGCATCAATTGCAAGTACGCAGATTTATGCGCAGGTAATGGACTGCAAGATTTCAAAGGATATGGACAGGCTTATAGCCAAACAATCGGCAAAAGATAAAGAAACTATGGAGAGAGAGGTTTATGAACCAAACTCAGCTAACTCGTTGTAATTAAATGTTCTATCAATTTTGACAAATCGGTAGTGTAGCATTTTTGTAGCAGTATTTTGACCGCTTGATGACTACCATTCTGACTACCTGTTGAAAGCACAACTGCTCTCTTTTCTTGGGTACAAAAGTATATAAAATTGTACTAACCTCCAAATCTTTGTACCATAAAGATTTAGATATTTTACTGCTACACTTTCCAGTGCAAGGTGCAAGCCCCTATATATAAGGGGACTTGCACCTTGCACTGGAGGGATTTTCTCAAAATTATTTGATTTTGTTCTGGAATGATTGTTATTACAATGTATTTTCGTTTATGAATTCTAGAAAACAAACCAATTAAATCATCCCATGTTGACATCGCTCATCATATTCATCTGCACCTAATGCAAGCCACCTTGCATGGGATGCAAACATTTGAATGTGGCGGGTTGCTCAAATTTAGGTGTCTTTGTAACTTTATACATATGAAACAGTTGCACAAAACCCTAAAGGAAAAGCGAGAGCATGAAGGATACTCACAGGAGTATATCGCTGAAAAACTGAAAGTTAGCTCAAGTACCATCTCAAGATGGGAAACAGGATCCGTATCCATGAGTATAGTACAAATTTGCAGTTATGCCAAAGTTTTGGAAATGGATGAGAGTGATCTGCTTGCATCTATTGCAAGGAGAAGAAGAGAAATACCACCCCCATTTATCCGACTGGGCATAGACGTGTTTGACGAAGAGACTTATGGAAAGATAATGGATCTCGCCAAGGAATTGGGACCGCAGCACATTATCTTACAAACCAAATTATAAAGGCTGATGGAAATAATAGCAGTAGAAAGCCAAGCCTATCAGGAACTGATAGACAGGCTCAACCGAATAGAGCAGTATGTTGAGCGCACTTCTCATCTTATCCAAGATATAGATGACGAGCTGGAGATGACCACGAAGGACCTTATCGGGACTCTGAATGTTTCAGAGTCCACCCTTTACCGCTGGCGCAAGAAGCAGTTGGTACGGTATCGCTACACGGAGGGTGGCGATGTACGCTACTTCTTCAAGTCTATCGTGATAGCCACGAAGTGTAACCGGCTCCGCGTATCAGGTATGAGAAACGACGAGATTCTTGGTCGGCTCAACCGTTTCAAGGACAATCTCATCATGAGTTCATGTATTAATCCTAAAAACCGACAACTATGATAGAAAAGGAACAGATTCTTTTACTTACACAAGGAGGTTTGAATGTGTTTTCACATTTCCTTGGCTTTGAGGTAAACCTTCATCGCAACTTCCGAAGCCCTTTCTATGACGATAGGCGGACTTCCTGCCATATCTACTACGACAGGAAAACTTCTTCTTACAAATTTTATGATCATGGAGATACCACCTATTCAGGGGATTGCTTCTGGTTTGTGGCAACCCTCCGTAATTTGAACCTGAAAACAAGTTTTCCCGAAGTATTGGAAACGATTGTACAAGAACTTGGATTGTATTCTTTATGTGATGGTGAAAAGCATAGCAGCCATATCACGTCAGCATATAAAAAAACTATTGTTCCCACTCCTAAGGCTGATATAAACAAGTGGACGGAAGAACGTCCATATAGTTTTGAGATACAGCCATTTGACGATGGGCTACTGAACTATTGGGCACATTATGGCATCCATGAGGATACACTCCGTCGCTTTCGTGTACGGAGTCTTAAACGCTATGAAAGTGTATCTACCGAAGGCAAGAAGTTTGAACTTTATAGCTCACCTACGGAACCTATATTTGCCTATATCGGAAACGGCTATGTAAAGATATACCGACCTCACAGTCCAAAAATCCGCTTTCTTTATGGTGGACGGATGCCTGCCACGTATTGCTTCGGAATGGAGCAGATTCCTGCCAAAGGAGATATGCTTTTCATTACAGGTGGAGAAAAGGATGTACTCTCATTGTATGCACACGGCTTCAATGCAATTTGCTTCAACAGTGAAACCGCACAGATACCGACAAGTATCATTGAGAGCCTTCAGCTTCGTTTTAGGCATATAATACTATTATATGATGCGGATGAAACAGGTGTACGGGAGGCACATAAACAGTCTGAACATCTGGTGGAATACAAGGTCTTGAACCTTTCACTTCCGCTAAGTGGTACGAAGTCTGAAAAAGACATTTCTGATTTCTTTGCCTTAGGCAACGGGGCAAAGGAACTGAAAGATCTGCTTGCCAAGATGTTCTCAGATCTATATAGCCAAACCATGATGATGTTACGTTCCTGTGAGATTGATTATGAGAATCCACCGGACATTTCCAAATCAGTAGTAGCAGTAAACGGTGTGCCACTCGGCACACAGGATAACCTGTTCTGCATTACTGGAGGTGAGGGGACAGGCAAGAGCAACTATGTGGGTGCCATCCTTGCCGGAGCGTTGGGAGAAAAACGATTGCCGATAGAGAAGACCTTGGGATTAGAGATTACTCCCAATCCCAAAGGCTTGGCGGTCCTACACTATGACACGGAACAGTCCGAGGCACAACTCCACAAGAATTTGGGCAAGACATTACGCAGGGCTTCTCTGACAGCAGTACCTGAATATTATCATTCTCTGTATCTTGCTTCGCTTTCCCGTAAAGACCGATTGAAACTTATCCGTGAGAGTATGGACCTGTTTCATCACAAGCATGGGGGCATCCATCTTGTGGTGATTGACGGCATAGCTGACTTGATACGTTCCGCCAACGATGAAACGGAAAGTATTGCCATCGTGGATGAGCTTTACCGCTTGGCAGGGATTTACAACACCTGCATCATCTGCGTACTGCATTTCGTGCCGAATGGTATCAAACTCCGTGGGCATATTGGCTCCGAACTTCAACGCAAGGCGGCGGGAATTCTTTCCATAGAGAAAGATGATAATCCTGAATACTCTGTGGTGAAAGCTCTGAAAGTCCGTGACGGCAGCCCATTGGATGTGCCGATGATGCTTTTTGGATGGGACAAGGCGGAGGATATGCACGTCTATCGTGGTGAGAAGTCCAAGGAGGACAAGGAAAAGCGCAAGACCGATGAACTCGTTGGCGTTATAAGAGAAGCTTTCCGAAATTCTTTCAAACTCACCTATCAGGAACTTTGTGATGTTCTTATGCGAGAAATGGAAATAAAGGATAGAACCGCAAAGAAGTACATCGCCTACATGAAAGAACAGCATATCTTGGCACAGGATATCAATGGCAACTATCAAAAAGGAGAATTATGCCGTACATAAACTATAATGCAGAAGACACTTGGCAAAAACGCCTGTTCGATAAGCTCATGAATGTCGAGGACAAACTCGACCGTCTGCTTGTCCTGCAAGAGCAATCTGTTGATACAACTGTCCATCCTCCCCTGAAACCGGAATATCTGGATATCATAGATGTATCCAAGATACTCAAAGTAGAACAAAAGACCATCTATAATTGGGTGTGGGCAGGAAAAATTCCCTATCTTAAAGCCAATGGTAGGTTACTTTTTCTTCGGGAAGAGATAGATAAAATGGTACGGAAGCGAGATGATTGGTAATTTTTATCACTTAAAAAATATCTGCAATTATTTTGCTGAAACAAAAAAAATACTTACCTTTGCAATCAGAAAGTTAGTTGTGGATTTCCACACTCAAAGATAACAGTACTCGCTTGGCATACCGTAAGATCTGCTGGCGAGTCATTTTTTTATAGATACTATGGCGAATAAAGAATCACGTTCCATTCAGGAACAAATCGATTTACTGAAGCATAGAGGCATGATTATAGAAGATGAGGAGTTTGCCCATCTTCATTTAAGTCATATCAGCTACTACCGTTTGAAGGGGTATTGGTGGGATATGCAAACAGACAAAGAACGGCATATATTCAAGAATGACGCCAATTTTAAGGACGTTATCGCACGATATTTCTTTGATAAGGAGTTGCGTCTTATCTTGTTCGATGCCATTGAAGCCATAGAGATTGCGTTGCGGACGAAGATGATTTATCATCTTTCACAATCATACGGTGGGCTGTACTATATGGATAAGGGACTTTTCAACAATGAAGAGCTCCAACAGCAACATATACATGATCTGATGGGCGAGTTTATGCGTAGCAGTGAGATTTTCATAAAAGACTACAAATGCAAATATGGAGTGTGGGAGGACAGAAAATGTATATCTCTTACCCAACAGCCTGACGCATGGATTATTTTTGAAGTTGCGACTTTTGGAACACTTTCAAAGATATATAAGAATCTTAATCATCAGTTACCGGAAAAGGCAAGAATTGCCAATGAATTCGGACTTAATATGCATACAGAACTCTCAAGCTGGCTTGAAGCCATCTCCTATTTGAGAAATATTGTCGCCCATCATTCAAGAGTATGGAGTCGAAATATGGTAAAACGTCCAATGGATATTAGTAATCCAAGAGGCATTTGGCTGCAACATCCTCTTTCGGAATTCTCTAAAAAGAAGCCATTTCTAATCATTACTTCCATGTTATACTTGTGCAATGCTATCAATGCTGGAGATACATATAAGAGAAAGACAATCTCACTGATAGAGAAAAATCCGGACATTCCTATTTATAAGATAGGTTTTCCAGACCATTGGAATAGGGAATCTATCTGGCAATAATTTTGTACGGGAATTTCAATTGCAATATTCCCGTACTTTATTTATGTCTACTAAAAAAAATGAAAGTAAGACATTTTTGCTTCCATTGGATAATAAACATGCGTTTAGTGTCTCCATTTGGGTCTGAAGTTTTGTGAACGATTGTCTTCTTCCTTGTCATGAGTAGGATAACTCTCGTTCTTTACTCCAGCTGAGTGATTGTTGTTAGACAAATTCTCTCCTTGGTTTACTTTCTCCGTCTCTTCTTTTTCCTCCTCTGGCGGTGCAAGCGTAAGCGCAATCTTTCTGTCCAACTCTGCCGACTGCCCCTTGAGCACACGCAGTTCGTCCTCCCTCTTCCATGAACTATTGGCAATGTTGGTGTAAACGTCTTTATTGGCTGCAACCTTTGCCATTTCCTTCTCATGCGACTCTATCACCTTAGGGATACGCTCTAAGGCATTTACGAAGTTCTCGCAAGCAAGTTTCGGGTCTGCCGCTAACTTACCGTTATTATAGGTATAGTAGATGCTTTCCTGTCCCTTGACAAAGAAGCGGTTCACCGAGCAGTCGAACAAGTCCTTGGAAGTGCTCTCCGTCTTGACCATGATGGAAAAGCCATAAACCTCGCCAATCTTGTTGTACTCGCTCTTGGTACGAGCCTTTTCCTCTATTTCATGCAGACGGGCGGCAATGACCTTTATGTCGGTGCTGTCCTCTACGCCTTTGATTGTCAGTTTATTGACGGGCAGCCCTTCCTTGTCACGCTCCACACGCTGCTCAAAGAGAGTCAAGTCCGCCTTAGCCTCCTTAATCTTGTCGGAATGGAAAGATACGGAACTCTCAATCTCCGCCAATTTCCCCGTCGCTGCATCACGCTCACGAAGAAAGTTCTTACGTTCTGATTCCAAGGTGGTAATCTTCTTATCCAATCTGGCTTTCTCCAAAAGATCGGTATTACCAGAAAGCACCGCTACATATTCGGAGAAGTTCATGCCGCTGTCCTCGTCCATTGAACCCTCATCGATGGTACGACTACCAAGCGTATTTGTCTTTAGCTGATTAATGAACAGCTGCTTGTTATGCAGCAGGTTGAACTTATAACTGTCCAAAGAACGTTCTACAGCGTAGATAATCACATCGACCTTGTTGTCCGCAAACTCTTTGGCGATAAGATTTCCCTTGCGCACGGCTCGTCCATTGCGTTGCTCTAAGTCTGATGGTCGCCAGGGCGTGTCCAAATGATGGATAGCCACAGCCCGTTGCTGGGCATTGACTCCAGTTCCCAACATGGAGGTAGAGCCGAAGATAATACGGATGTCCCCTCGGTTCATCGCATCGACCATCGCCTTCTTTGCCTTTTCGTTCTTGCATTCCTGAATGAAACGTATCTCGTATGCCGGAATATGATAGTCCTCCACCAGCTTTCTCTTGATTTCCGAATAGATATTGAAATCTCCGCCGGGCTTGTAAGTACCCAAGTCAGAGAAAACAAACTGCGTACCTTTCTGTGCATCGAACTTTTGGTAATAGTCATTCAAGAGTTTCGCACAATGGCTTGCCTTGTTGTCTATATGGTCTGAGTACCCATTTTCATCTATCATGCGTAAATCTAAGCTCATCTTTCTGGCGTAGTCAGTCGCAATGAGCATCTTTGCCTTTTCCTCACTCTCACTCAGTGGTGCACGTCCCAAGAGTGTGGCATTGCCTGTCTTGGCGAACTCCATCAGTTTGCCGATAAATTCTTCCTGCTCTGGCGTGGGCGGTATGTTGTGCAATATCTCGTTTTTCTCGGGTCGGTCGATACCGATGTCCTTGGCAGTGCGAAAATCGCAAATCTCCGCATAGAACGCAGCCAGTTCAGGCACCTTAATGAATGTCCTAAACCGCTCTTTCTGAATGATGTCGTTTGTGATGGAGAACTCGTAGTCAGTTGATTTCTTGGCAAAGACCGCAGCCCATGCGTCGAAACTGTTGATGCCCTGCTTTTCGAGTGCTTGCGGACGGAGATATTTAAAGAGCAGATATAACTCCGTCAAAGAATTACTGATGGTTGTTCCTGAAAGGAAAGTGGCTCCTAAGTCCTTGCCGGACCTCTCCTGTATGGTGCGTATGGCAAAGAGCATATTCAAGGCTCGCTGTGAGCCGTCCGGATTGCCCAAGCCCGAAACCCTGTCGTGACGGGTGTTGAACATCAGGTTCTTGAATTGGTGGCTCTCATCCACGAACAAATGGTCGATACCCATCATCTTGAAATCTACGGCATCGTCTTTACGCTCGGCGATGCTGTCCTGTATATTCTGCAACTTGGCTTCAAGGGTCTGTTTGCGCTTCTCCAATCCTTTGAGCATCCCACGGGAGATGTCTCTTCCTTGTTGTCGCAAGACTTCGAGATTCTCTTCCACGGAGTCAAGTTCCTTTTGCATAATAGCCTCCTGTATCTCCAATGCTTGCGGTATCATGCCGAACTGTTCATGCGTCAAGATAATACAGTCCCAGTCGTTGTTCTTGATGTCGTTGAAAATACGTTGGCGGTTCTGCTTGTTGAAATCATTCTTGCCTGGATAGAGTACCTTAGCATTGGGATAAGCTTTCCTAAAGGTGTCGGCAATATCGAATACGTTTGCCTTCAGCCCGATAATCATCGGTTTGTTTGCCAGTCCCAATCGTTTCATCTCGTAGGCTGCCGTACACATAATGAGCGTCTTGCCTGCTCCCACCTCATGGTCGCAGATTCCGCCACCGTTGGTTTTGAGCATCCACACGGCATCCTTCTGGCTCTTGTAAAGGTCATCAATACCCAATCGTTTGAGGTCAAGGTCGGGAAACGTCTGGTGCGTGCCGTCGAAGTTGGGGCGCACAAAACAGTTGAAAAGGCGGTTGTACCTGTCTGCGAGCTGTTGCTTAAAGGAGTCAGGTGTTCGTCCGAGCCAATCGACAAAGCCCTGCCGTATCTCTTCTATCTTGGCATTTGCCATCTGTATGGCGTGTCCGTCACGCACCTTGATGGTCTTGATTTCTCCCGTAACCTTATCCGCCACCTCCTTGCTCTTGTTGATGTCGGGAATGGTATTGTGCAGGGCGTGCTTCAGAAGATTGATGCCGTCATAGCGGCGGAACTCACCCTGTACGGCATACTTGTGCCAGATATTAGCATTCTTTTGGTCGCAGACAATGCTGTACTCGTCCATGTTGGAATGATAGGATACGCCAATATCCGTCCCGAAAAACTCTGAAGCGAACCTGCCATAGACTTTGGCAGGTATCCAGCGTTCGCCGAGATTGAAGTCAAGGTCTGCAAAGGGAATGGGTGTAGGTGTGGCTGCACGCAAAGCGGCAAGGCTCTGCTTTGCCTCTTCGTGTTCGGGATGGTCCAATAGCCATGACTCGATGCGCTCCGCCTTTTCTATTACATTGCCCGAAATGAACTTGTCCGCCACTTCGTAGGCATTCTCTTCGGGATTGAAATAGATGCGACCTTCCAAGGAAGAAATAATGTCGTTTTCCTCCATATCAGGTAAAAGCGAACTCATGTAGTCAAGTTCCACCGTGCCGTACTTGTTGAGCGATGCCCCCAGTGCCTCCATCGGGTCTGCGGCAACGGTCAGTTCCGTGGTAGAAAAAGCCGTAGGATGGTCAAAGAAGTCCGCCTTGATGTACCTGCCGTTTTCGGAGCGTTCCAAGAACAGCATTTCCACGCCTGTAGCATCCATCTTGATGATGTCGGTGTTCGCCTTCTGATTGAAGTAGCCCCAACGTGCAACATAGTCATCATATAGGTGGTTGAGCCTGCTGCGGTCTTCCCTGTCTTCTGCATGGTTCTCCGCCTCGTAGTCATAGAGACGGTGATAGCACTCCCGTATCTCGATATAGGCTTTGAGACGGGAAAGCTGCGCATACGGCAAGTCCATCGGGTTGAAGGTCGGATGTCGCTTCAGGTCAGAGAGAAACCCCATCTGACCTTTCTGCACGACAATGGAGCCGTCTCTCAGATGAGAGTCTGGCGAAGAGAGAAAAGGGCGCGGTGAAGCGTCAAACTCTTTTCTGACTTCTGCTATCGGCTGTGGCTTGCGCTCCTCGGCTTCGTTCATGAAGTCGAAAAGGGATGGCTCACGTGAAGAGGAAGAAGCCGCTTTCCTGCTGCCACGGGTACGCCGTTGAGGAATGGTCGCTGCCTTTTGTATCTTGGACTCCGCTGGCTTTTGGGAAACAGTTTGTGCTACAGGACGGCGCGCCTGTGAAGTTCCTAAATTATCCTTGATTTCATTGTTCACACGGGTAACTTCTCTTGTCCAAAGGCTGTATTCCTCTGGGGCAAACAGTGACAGTTGCTCCGGTTGTCCGATGTCTTCCATGTTGTTGTCCACCACTGGATGATGATCGTCGTCAAAGAACACCGTCTGTCCGTTCATCTCTCTTGGGGCTTCAATATCCGTACGGATTTCCTGTGGTTCCTGCTCGTATTGATGATGAAGTGTCAAGGCGGGTACGCCTTCGGGAGCAGATTCTATAATCATGGAAGGCTGTTCTGATACGAATTGTTGTGGGTCAGATTTTGATGATGACGGCTGTAATGGAATTGTCTCGCCGTTAGGAACGATATTTTCCATTATCTGCGTATCGTTCTCAGAAGCAATGGTTACAGTCTCCTTAACCTTATTCTCTGTTTCTGTCTTTGTTACCACTTCTTCCTTGATTTCCTCTGCTACTACTTCTTCTTTGGTATATTGTCCCCTGACGATTTCTTCCAGTTCGGCTATCTCGTGCAATTTCTTAGGAGAGAAGTACAGGTCGCGTTCAATCCCCAGTCCTCTTACCTTCACGCCTTCCATCTCATCAAGGGACATATTGCCAAATTCCCAGCCGTAACCCATTGTCACGGCACCGAAGCCAATGCGGCTCTTAGGGTCATATTCCAGAAGGTAGGCTGTGTATGCTCCCATAGGGAAGAAATAGCGCGCATAGGCTATCTTATCGCCAATGAGTTCCTTTTCCGTGCTGTAAAGTTTTGGCAACTGTTTCCTGATACTGTCGGGCATGAGGTTATGGGCATCAGTATCGTCTTCCTCCTTTATTTCCAGCATTTGCGGTTTTCCTTCCGCCTGCACGGTAACTCCTAATTTTTGCAGCATTTCATTAACCCTCACCTGCCATTCTTCCTTGGTCATCGGTATGCCAGTTTCATAGAGCTTGCGGTCGATACGTTGTTCCATTTCAAGAGAGAGTTGTGTTCGGAGACTTTCTGCCATTTCCTCAATCCCTCCCGTGAACCGATACTCCCATGCAGGTCTTCCATAAGGGTCTGTATCCATTATGCGCTCTGTGGCAACGGTGCGATGAGAAATGTCCTTCCATTCTCCTACAAAAAGAGAGTTGTGCTTGAAGACGACAGAAGAGCCTTCTTCCTTGGGAACGGAAACGGTTTCTACGAACTGCTGCTCAATGCCCTCGCAGATTTCTTTACTCGTCTGCTTCTGTAGGACGATGAGGTCACTGCCTACGTCCGTTCCTGCATTGTCTGAAAACATACCAGATGGTAGTCGGAGAGCGGAGATAAGGCGACTGTTCTGCATGAGGTAACGGCGTATGGCTTCATTGCGGGGACTGTCCAATACACCCTGCGAGGTGATGAATGCCAGTAAGCCACCTTCCTTGATGCAGTCCAGACCTTTCACGAAGAAGTAATTGTGGATGGCACGTGTGGACTCACGTTTGAGAGTGTCCTTGCCTTTGCTGTATTCTCGGTCATAGACCATGAAATCACCGAAAGGAATGTTACTTGTAACAAGGTCGTATTTGTCCTTGTCTTCCAGTTCTCCAATGGCTTCAAAAGGCTCGTTTTGAACGAAGATATTGTCTTTTCCATAAGGGTGCAGGGCTTGGCTGATGCGGGCAGTGAGCAGGTCCTTTTCCATTGCATCTACAACACCCGCTTGCTTTGCAAAGGTCTCAGCAAAGGCACCCATACCCATAGAAGGGTCTAAACATCGTCTTATCTGCAGGTTTGTGGAGGCAAGTGCGTCCGATATAGCAGACACGATACGGGTATCGGTATAGAAGGAGGTTAGCACGCTTGCCTTGATGCTCTCCCAGTACCGTTTGGCGGTATTGGCATCTACGGATTCACGATAAATCATCTGTTTGAGCTGCTGTGTCGGTTCAAAGAGATTCTGCTCTGACTTGCTCCAATAGCGTATATCATCGGGGTTATCTGTGCGGTTGAGTACACATTTCAAGCCACCGAAGCCCTGATAGTTCCGTAAGATACTTTTCTCTGCTTCGGTGGCTTCGCGGCGTTCTTTTTCCAAGCGAAGCACAACACGGATGGCTTCTGTGTTGGCTTCAAGGACGTTTTTCTTATTGTATGCCATAGT